GAGAAGATACTAATTGAAAGACAACCCCCGGGTGGATTTACGAATATTGAAATTCTTTTACATTACATGTTCAGAGATAAGGTTAAACTTGTTTCACCTGTGAGCATGCATACACATTTTGGTATAAGACATTTAGACTACGAAGAACGTAAAGAACGGACTGTTTCTCTAGCCCAGAAATTTTTAAATGAAGAAATTCCGTACGACAGGAAGCATGATATAGCTGATGCTATGTGTATGATCATGTATGACAACTTCCATTGTACAACCCACATATTCGATCGTTTTAGGTATCGCCCACCTTCTTTAACGACTTGAGTTCATTATTCATAATAATGATTGAATTCTTGATGGCCTCCATTGCGGCGAACATTTCATTCGTGTTTCCACGGTCAATGAAATCCTGAATATTTTTCAGGTTATGATCAATTGACTCTTTACTGAGGCGAGCATTGTCTTCAATTTTCTTCTTTGTTTCCTCGAGACGAGTTATTTTATAGTAAATTGAATCACGGTCACTCATAAACGATTGTGTTAAGCTTTTGATTTCCTTTTTGATATCATCTTGATGTTTATAAAGTTCTACACGAGGAGTTTTGGATCGCCCCTGATCAATATCCTTTTGGATCTCATGTATCTTAACAGAAAGCAAGTCCTTTTCTTCGTTAAATGTGGTAAACTTTTCCTCTACTATCTTCTCGAGACGACCAATTTCTTCTTCAATTTTGGTATCCATTATATGATGTGGACAATTTATTTTGAAAATAATCTGTGCACATAATAAATGCCGAGTGCTAAGCAACTTCAGGATGCGCGTAAAAAGTTAAAGGCCACCCCCAAACCTAAGGGTAATTCACCTAGGATACCTTCTGCGGCTCTTCTTCGTATTATCAAAGCGGATCCCAAGATCAAGCGCAATAAACAGTTTGTGAAACGTGTTCGTGAGTTAATTAAGAATGGTAAATAACTACACCTTTCCAAATGTAATTTTCTTACCATCCCAAACCTTGAATACATCTCTGATTATGTTATCAAAGTGACCTAGGCGATATTGAACTATACCCCAAAGAACAAAGAACACAGTCTTTGTGAGATGGTTTATTTCGTTCTCTTCCATTTTATAGATAGGACCCACAACCCTACCCATAAAAGTCTCTTCCTTTGCCTGACCCGTAATAGCCATCTCTGCTTGAGTCAATGCACACGTGTCATCATTTACGCTCCAATGATAAAAAATAAATGGAATTAAAATTGAGTAAAATTCTAAACCTCTCCTGTCATTGGTAAAGGGTACAACTAGGATACCTATAAGAAAAACAAGATGAATCATAAATATAATATTCATCCTTAATATAAGATGAGTGAAGAAATTAATATGGAAGAAACATGGAATGAGTACCATGAGAATATACTTCGCCAGTGGGGTGAGTCCTCTGCGTGCTACAGGTATATGCATCATCGAGCGTTCCTTATGTTCAAAAAATTGTCTCTTCGTTTCAATTTACCGGTAATTGTTTTGTCAACGATAACGGGTACGGCTAATTTTGCTCAGTCCACACTACCACCATCTATTCAACCCGCTGCACCGTCTATAATTGGTGGTTTAAACCTTATAGCTGGACTCATAGCTACAATCATGCAGTTTTTGAAAATCCAGGAACTCATGGAAAACCATCGTACAGCTGCGTTAGGTCATGGTTCTCTATCACGTAACATTAGGTTGCAATTGGCTTTACCCCGTGATGAACGTAAGAAAGAGGGTCTCAAATTTGTGGAAGAATGTAAAACTACGTATGATTCTCTACTTGAACAGTCACCACCTATACCCAAGCACATTCTACTTAATTTTGAGAAGGACTATCCAATTGACGGTATATTTACCAAACCCGAAATCCTAGATGTGCGACCAATCCCATTCTTAAAGCCTCCTAAGACTACTACACCTATACGGGCTATGACCCAAGATACTCCATTTGAAAAGATCGGTAGAATGCTTTCACCTAATGAGCAGGAAGAGGAAGAAGAGGAGGTGGAAGAATTTGAGACTGAAGAGGAAGAAGAGACAGACGTCGAACAAGGTACGCCAAAAGAATAAACATGACGATATTGGTAAGGATCGTGGATACAATGAATGGTAAAATTTTCCTTCTTAAAGGTTTTACGATTCTTTCATGTAGTGCGTCATTTTTGAGTACCAAATCTATGGCCTGATTAGTAAGATCATCGATGGATTCCTTCATTAAAATAGTCGAGCAAAAAAAAAGACCGGTTGTAGCTACAATCCACGAAAAACGGATAGATCTGATTCGTAGATATATCCGTGAAGGTAAGAATGTGTTTATATGTGGTCCAATCGGTGTGGGTAAATCGTTTATATTAGAAAGGGTTCTAGAAGATACAAATCATATAGAATTATTACCCCATCATTTAAAACGTGATTCACATTTTTTACCATTTATTAAGCCGTCAACAAAACATGTATTCGTGGATAATTATGATAGTGTTTTCAAACCTATTATAGAACAAGTTTCAGACGGTAACAAACTTACACGAGGATCTTTGATTGTGACTACAACTACTATGTGTATGTATCCAAATTTTGAAACTGTTATAATTCCTAAACACAAACCTGATGTTTTACTGTCTTTGACTGATAATCAAGGGAGGGAGGCCTACGAAGCAGCTGTTAGATCTCAAGGAAATATCCGTAATTTCTTCACATATTTAGAAGGATATGATGACATTGATGAGTTTAAAACCCCTAAAGAGTTTATAGCAGATGTGTTGAGTGATCCTGGACCTTTAGAAATTCTAGATAGTATCGCTGAACATGGTCACATGTGGGACATCTTCCAAGAAAACTACATTGACTCGAAGGGTGTAGATATACTGGATTGTACAAACTCATTTTCTCACGCCGATGTATTTGATACGTATATATATCAGTCAGGTAACTGGAACTTGATGCCCTATTTTGTGTTACATGCATTAACTGTACCCAAGTCATCCCTAGGAGAACCTTTGAACAGGGATAAAATACGACCTGGCTCATGTTGGACCAAGTTAGGAAACTACAAAATGCGTAAACAAAAATTCTCGGAAATCCATAAAAAATCAAGAATGGGGTTGGGGGTTGAAGAATTATGCCTATTAAAGAAGTACGCAGAAAACGGGGAGTTAGAACCCCTACTTGAGTATAAAATAACCCCTCAAGATTTTGATGTCATCAATCATCTCGCTGTTGGAAATGGCTTAAAATCAAAGGACGTAACAAGAGTAAAGAAAGCCTTGAAGAATGCCTACGACCGAAGATGAAACCAAGGAACAAGAGGAGAATGACTGCATCAAAGTTATTGGTAACGAGTTGTTGTTCTATGGGGATGTAGACAGGGAAAATACACTTGAATTTGTTGAAAAATTCAAGAAGCTTGAAATCGAGCTCCTAAAGAAGATGGCAGAACTTGTTGGGTACGAGCCAATGATTCGTGTTCATATAATGAGTGAAGGTGGTGATGTTTATGCTGGCCTAAACATGATGAATGTACTCGAGAAGTCGCGTGTGAAGGTTGTCACTATCGCACAGGGTGCTTGTTGCAGTGCAGCAACCTTTGTACTTCTTGGGGGTTCTGAGAGGCGAATGGGGAAGAACGCATACCTTCTCATCCACCAAATTAGTACAGAGATGTGGGGTAGCTTCAATGATCTCAAACATGAATTGAAGTCAACAGATAAACTTATGAAAATGCTCAAGGATATGTATCTCTCTAAGACGAAGATCCCTGAAGCTAAATTCAAATCTTTGATGAAAAAAGATATTTATCTACCCCCAGACAAATGTCTCAAGTATGGAATCGTTTCCGAGATTGAGTAATTGTCGTGTGACGTTTATACAACCCTAAAATACACAAAAAAATGAAAATCATACAAAAAGTGTTTGCATTCAATGGCATGAATGTGCTTTCTGGAGGCCTAAGTCGTTCCATTCTACCATAATTTACAACCGGTAAATCCGACATCTACTTAAAACTGATATTTTATTATCGTACAATGGAACGCCTTATCAAACAAGACAAGCACAACCGCGACCGCTACATTGACATCAAAGTTGAGGACTTGAAGGATGGAACTGCGGATATCGTGAAGATCTCTGGCATCGTGGGGAGTGACAAGTTTTCCGAGTCACGAACCAATGTCAAAACTGGTTACGAAAAGGCTCTCAAGAGAGCCCAAACCATGTGGAACAATGAGCATACCAAGTGTAACCAAGTGTTGCCTATGCTCGCTAACAAATGGGAAGATCGCCAGAAATACATCTCTGAGCCATTCTACGTTCAACCCAAACTTGATGGTGTTCGCCTACTTGTCTCCAAAGATGGTGGTATCTCAAGAACTGGGAAGATTATCCCTGGGACCGAGGTTCTTGGTAAGGGTCTTGAACCGGGTCAATACGTTGATGGTGAAGCCTTTGACCCTAACCTCAACTTTGAGGAACTTACCAGCACTTTCAAGACTGACCCTCTGAAGCTCAAGTTCCATGTGTTTGATTTCTTTGATTTGAAGAAGCTTCAGATGACCTTCGAGCAACGCTGGGAGTATGTAAAGGATTCTATCTACAATCCTCATTACGAATATGTCAAAACGACACTCGTAAAATCCAAGAAGGATCTCCCTCTCATGCATCAGAAGCATGTTGAAGAAGGACACGAAGGCACCATGATCCGTGACCGCTTCAGTGTCTACGAGGTTGGTCAGCGAAGCAACTATCTCCTCAAGCACAAGGATTTCCAGACAGAGGAATATGAGATTATTGGTGCCAAAACGGGTCATGGTCGTGACGCAGACGCAGTTGTTTGGGTCTGTAAAACCCAAGATGATCGAGAATTCACCGTCAGACCTGAGGGTACCATCATCCAACGAGAGGAGGACTACAAGAATCGTGAGAAGTTTATGGGGAAGATGCTCACTGTGCGTTTCCAAAACCTTACCGCGATCGGTGTTCCCCGATTTCCCGTGGGTGTTGTAATTAGAGATTATGAATAATGTTTGTAATAAATAAATGAACAGGGTCGCAATTGATATCGATGAAGTCTTAGTAAAATTCCTCTTTCCCATGGGAAAACACCATAATCAAGTTCATAAATTGTGGAGTAAACCTAAATATAGATACGTGTACCGCGAAATATTTGAAGTAGATGAACCAACTTCACAAAAAATGGTCCACGAATTTTATCAATCCAAAGACTTCATGGATCTCACACCTATCAGAGGATCTCAAAAAGCTATGTTCAATCTTAAAGAGCGTTATGACAAAATGTATATTCTCACTGGACGTCAGGATGTGGTTCGGGAAGAAACAGAGGCGTGGATAGATACATACTTTCCGGGTGTATTTGATGATGTCATACTCACAAACAGTTATACACCGAATGAAATTCACAAGGCGGATATATGTCGCGCCCTCAATATAGGTCTACTCATTGATGATAACAAGGCTATATGTGATAAATGTATTGAAAATAATGTCCGAGCTCTCAATTTTATTGGAGATGAACACGCTATCTATCCTTGGTGTGAAGAGAGTGATATAAGCATTCAAGGATGGAACGAAGTTAAAACATATAATCGTTAAAATTGTATAATGTCAATTGGACTCGTAATGCCAAGTAGTTTACATGAATTGGGGATTAAATTGGGAGCTGATTTTAAGCAATCTAAAAAGTTTCATGTATCGACTAATTATAAAAACGCAAAATCTATGATTACTCGTATGGATCGACCACGACAAGTAATTACGATGCTTCCCACAAGTGCCAAAAATTCCGAAGAAACTTTAGAATTACTCGTAGAGGGTATGGGTCCATTGGATATAATACTCGATTGTATGATAGACACCCCTGATCGTATACAGTCTAGAGCAGATATCTGTTTTGAAAATAGCACTCAATATATGGCGATTAATATAACAAGGGAATGCGTTTACGTCACAGGTACGCACATGGCATATCTAGAAAATAAGAACCTGTTACGTCGAATTAACAAAAATGTCAAGTATATGGGTGGAATTGACGAGGTTTAAATGTTTGCACGTATCACTTTGGATAATTATGTAGCTTTACTGTAGTAATGATCATTCCAGATAGTGAGAGAAAAGAATTGCTAGCCAGAGGAGATGACCTCCAAACCGAAAAGGTAAAAACCCAACAAATTTCAGACGATTTCAACACCACCGCCGCCCACCATCTACGGCAGGAGGAAGCCGCTCGAATCTTGCGGCAGACTGAACGCGACATACAAAAACTCAAAATTCTCGAGACAAAACTCAAAATTTCCAACGTAAAGACGAAAGTAAAGATAGCTGAGCAAACGGTGACTCCAATTTTATCTAAACTAAATCTATAGAATGTTCGCACTTCTTTGTAAACCTATTGTTGTACCAATTCAAACAGGAAACCCAGTTCTCCGCGCGAATGATTGCCGAATAGCGTATGTAAAACCATCTCAAACTCAAGAAGGTAAACTTGAACTTGAGATACTTGAAGCACCTCCGGTGTATATAGGCCCAGATAAGCAAAGTGAAAATTTTTAAAAAGGTGAGACGGTAATTGGAATAAGTGGACCATCTGGAGTTTTCCTCATGAAAATGACTTCATCACACTCACCACCTTTCATGGCCAATTCCGGTTCTCCACATACTGTTCCAGATTTCTTGAATCTATCACAAGCACCCTTAGTCCTGTTTGCGATATTCATATTCTGGCTATACCCAATGAAGGTTTTGTCGAGTTTACCACTTTCCCGATCTTTGGACGTCACCGTAACTTTCCAACAGTAACTACCAAAATCCCACTGCTTCGTGGTATCAACCGGAGGTGGTGGGGCATCTAACGTAGATGACGCGAGACGATGTCTGAATTTCTTCTTCAAGGATACGACAGGTGCAGTCAAAAAATTGGCGATAGTGGTCATTACTAATGTCTAGAACTACGCTTTTAAGTTATTTTTACAATGTGGATATAACACATTGTAAAAACAACAGTCTCCTTCTGCCGGGTTTGAACCGACGACCTACAGGTTAACAGCCTGTCGCTCTACCAACTGAGCTAAGAAGGAATGGTCCTCTCTACCTGATTTGAACAGGTGACCCTTGGAACTACAGTCCACTGCTCTACCAACTGAGCTAAGAGAGGATGTAGCTCCCACCAAGATTCGAACTTGGGGTGGTGGATTCAAAGTCCACAGTGTTGACCAACTACACCATAGGAGCCGGAGCCTCGGCTACTATATCAGTAATTTGATTCTTTTCTTTAACCTCGTATAT